ATGTGTCTTCGAATAGCCTTAAAAGACCTTCATTTTTTTCAAGAGCATTTTTGATTGTTTTTAATTTTAATTCATGTGCCTCTTTTTCCATCAAGAATCTTTCACGATCTTCTTTCGATTTAGCTTTTGTTTCTAGATTATCTAAACGGGCTTTTTCGTTAGCTAACTCTAATGAATAGGACTTTGTATGCTCTTGTTGCACTTTGTCCCCCATCGTCCTTTCTTCAAGTTGCCTTTGTAAGTTTGCAAGTTCGGTTTGAGATTTAGTAAAGGCATTTTTAAAATTTTGAGTATCTCTTTGCATTCCTGCCATCTGCTGAGTTCGATATGCCGCAGTGCTTGAATTAATTAAATCAACTTGCTTGGAAGTGCCTTCACCTTTGCGAATTGATTCTGCCGCTTTAGCAAAGTCTTTATTTTGCATCAATGCAGAGAGAGATGGCTGATCATTTTGTGCCATACCTAATAGAGTTCCGACAGCAGTATTTTCATTGCGCTCCCGCTTCTCCTTATTCAACCCATACTGCTGTATCATCCCTCCAATCTGAGAACCCAAATTCTGAAACATCTGGCCCTGCGCGGCTCCCGCCTGCGCGATTAAATTCGCCGCGTTTGCGTTTGAACCGAGTCGATAATTGCCTGAAAAGAATGGTCGTCTTGCCATGATATTATCCTCCTAAATTTATCGTCCTGCTAAAAATCCACCGCCCAGATTACCAAGTCCACTCATAATTCCTGCGAATCTTGTGGCATCTGCCGCCTGTTGCGCACCGTACATATTCGCTTGGTTCGTATACAAGTTGCTTTGATACCCTAAACCAGCCTCGGGATTCAAGTATTGTGGACCGCTCTGCAAGCCATAACTCGCACTTCCAAGTACCCCCTGTCCTGCTTGCAAACTGCCTCCCCCGCCTCTGCCGAGAATCGCACGAAATGGATCGAGGGTGTATTGATCTTCCAACTGTGCGGTTCGGGCAACTGCATCAATGTATCCAAGCACTCCCTGCTGGCGCAGTTGCTCGTTTAATCTTTCTGCGTCCATCTGCGCACCAATGTCGAATTGTGAAGCTTGTTGTTGTTGAGCTTGGTCCGCAAATGCCGCCCTGGTTGCGGCATCTGCTCCAAATGCGGCGGCTTGCTGGTCCATTTGCGCCTGTGCCAAATCTGCTCGTTGTTGCAGTCCCGCCTGTTCACTTTCCTGTCCCATTGCTCTGCCAATGTCACCCGTTTGAAGACCAGCTTCCTGTCCCATAACGGACTGAGCAAATGCACGATTCTGCATCTGGCGGTTTCGGTCTTCTTCGATCACCGCTTGTGCTTCCTGTATTGTTGAACTTGGATCGAATATCCTACCCGTTGCGGTTTGCCTGGCTCTAGCGGCCTGTTCGATTTGTCTTTGTTCCCTTGCGGTCAGACCGTCATCCAATGCCGACTTGGCTTGCCCAAGCAGGGCTTGTCTGAGGGTGTCTTGATTTGGGTCGCTTGCAAGCTCTTGATTGAATTGAGTATTTGCCTGTAGTTTTGTCGGGTCGGCAACTGTGGCGGCAGTCATCGTGCCCGGAGTCACCTTACCACCGAAGGTGGAGCCCGAAGGGACTGTCACTGCTTTGCCGCCCCCGGTTAAATTGGTGGCTTGAGCTTTTAACAATGTTTGCGCGTCGGCAATTCCGGTAGAAGTGGCCGGCTTAAAATCGTCCATGATATTTGAGAACCGTCCACTCAAACGCTCAACATCGGCAATGTCCCGCTCCCTTTGCCGTGAGAGTTGACCCGCTTGTATATCCTCGGCGAGTGCGGCGGAACCAAGGAAGTTTCCCTGTTCGTCAAATCCCGCCTGTCTGCCGGTATCCACTGAAGCAAATTCGGGAATTGACAAGTTCGATATTCCGTATGTTTCCTTAATTTTTTCGGCATCACCACCCGCATCGGCAAGAACTTTTCTTCCTGCCTCGGCTTCGGTTAATCCGTAGAATGGATTTGAACTGTCTCCACTTGTCTGCACTTGGTCGTACAGAGCTTTAAACTCAGGATTTTGCCTTACAAATTCCTCACCCTGTTCAATTTGAGACAATCGACGGGTTTCCTGTACGTTTCTACGGTCGCCGAGCAAGTCAACCATGCCGTCACCTTCGCGGATCGTAATTGTTTCGCCCTCTTCTAATTGTTCACCCGTGTATGGATTTTCAAAAGTAAATTGTTTTGCTACTTCTTCCTGTGCCGCATCCACATCACCCCCAGCATCTGCAATTGTACCCCTAAGAGTATTGAGTTTTTCAGTTACTTGTTTAAGCACCTCTGCCTTTTTGTCTCTGTATAGGCCTCTATAAGTTTCTGGAAAATACCCTAAACCTTTGCCGCCCTGCGCTTTCCAATCATCTATCATATTATAAGTATCACCACCCACTGTCCCAGTTAATCCCCCAGTTTGAGTGTCAATTATTCCATATGTTGGTGTTGTCGCATTTTTAACTGTAACTGTCCCAAATTCATTTGCAGTTGGTAAATCGCCCTGTTTAATCTGCACAATTTGATACCTTCCGTCCCCCGCCGTTTGCGGTTCACCTTGTTCATTCTTAACCACTTCCGCACCCGTGATTCCAAACTTTCCAGTTTCGGGGTCTTGCTCCACTTGGAATTTACGCTCACTACCAAGCAAAGTCTGCCTTAACACATCCGTGTCGATTTGTGCGGTTTGTTGCCGCACGGGTGCTTCGTAGTCACGAAGCAATTCCGCAAGTCCGCCCGTGTCTTCAAATTCGCCCGTGCCGCGCAACAAGTCAACTTGTGCGCGCAGGGAATCGGCTAATGCTTCCGAATAAGTCGCTTGTACTGGTGGTGGGCTTGATCCTCTCATAATGATTTTCTCCTGATAATTCTGTTAAATTCGTACCATTTAACTGGCTTTTGTTTCAACTCTCTCATCCATCCGACGTAGGGGAGCGGGTATGGTATGCGTTGAATAAATTCTGATATTGCATTCTCTCCAACTGCCACACAAACATACCAAGCATTGGGATTGGGCATGTTCCACTGTTCATCGGGATGCACGTCTATGTCGCTCCTGACCGCCTTGCCGAGCAGTAGGGAGTGTGGGGTGATGAATACGTAGCCGCGTGCGGAGTAAGCGGATATATCCGCAAACATATTCGCCCCAACTTGGTCGTATAATTTCTTGGTCTGTTCGAGTATGGTCATTCCGCTAAAATATAATTTTCCTCAACTGTTGAACTGACTGCACTTCCCAAATTGACGCGCAACCAATTCGTGCCGTTATCGACCGCCAGGCATGGAGTGCCCCCGTCTCCGTCGGATACAAATACGATTCGTCCCGTCGTACCATTGGTTGGCAGAGTCGAAACGGTGAAGTTTTCGAGTGTGACGCTGGTGGCGGAGATGGATGGTACGACCACGGTCGGTAAACCAAGAGTGTTTAAAAATGCGGGATTTAACTCGACTCCGGTTGCCGCCGTTATGTTACGTGTAACTGTTGCAGTGACTGCCATTATGCAACGTTCCTCCTTGCACCAAGTTGTCCGACTGCTCCCTGCATCAGCAGGTGACGAATGGTCGGATTACCCGCCGAGATTGACACCTGGACAGAGGCGGAATATCCACGCCGTCTGCCCCCGAATCGAAACAATGTGTCTTCGGTGGAAGATGCGGTGTGGGAAAGAACTTGTGTGGATGCATTGTCGGGGTCTTTGGTTTCCAAAGAGACTTGTATCGCATCATTGTTCTTCATACTCATTGCAATCTGGCCACCCTTCCAATGCTTCACTCCTCGATCACCAAGGGTGAAACTCCTGGACTTGAGCTTGCCCGTGATGGCAGTCGTTCCCGATTCGGAACTACTGCCCACAAATCGACCGCTGTCATCCGTGGTCGCTCCACTGCCTGTCAATTGATACCAACCCGTGGGAGCGACTAAGAAAAGTTCACGTCTCTGCGGGTTCGATCCAAATGGAAGTTCGACCATGTCGTCGATTTGGAATCCGCTTGGAAAATCGTAAATGCTTTCGAAT